TCTCCGTTCAAAACATTAGGTCCAACTACATAGTGAGTGGGATGCACTGGAGAAGAAATAAGGGTCGCATTGGTCACATCTGTAGGTGACCAAATACAAGAACCTATATAAGCTTCTCTCTGTGCTAGATTGCTTATGGTGAGCTCGTCAACATCACCTAAACCAACAGTACGAGGATCAACACTCAACTCGCACTTGGGATCCAGTGAAAAAGTATCACCTGGAACTGAAATGGCCGCTGAAGCCAATCCATGGTAAGGAGCTTGTCTAACAGGCTCAACATTAGCAATATTAGGCGGATTAGTCCACCCGAATAATGAAGCAATTTTGGAAACCGCGGATGCCCCCATTGAGGTGGCCTTAGCGAAAATTCCAATACCTGGCACAGAGGTCAACGGTTTAGCAATAGCGGCTACCGTACCCGCAATAGAGGATACTGGTCGCTTGGCATACTCATCCATAGATTTAGCTGTCGCAGCTTGCCACATTTGTGGAACGCGATCAACTACATCGGATAGTACACCCATCTGCAACGAAGCTTTGTGCGTGAGTCCAGAGAGTTCAACTTTCTCGAACCACACATAAACTTGTATATCAACTTCTTGACCAACAGACCCATTTGCAGTATCTAGAGAATCCGCCTCAAAGAACCGCAATGTGCCCATATTCTGCACTTCAGAAAGATTGGTTAAATCCAACCAGTCCAAATCGTAAAGAAAGGGGAAAACGATTTCACCACCCTGGCTTGTTGCAGGCAACAACCAAATGTGTGGAAACTGAGAATACTCGCAAATACGATTATCAGATATATTAGCTGCAGCACTCACATCATAGCCATGAGCTACGAGAGGTTCGTATGCAGCAATAAGTGCTCCATAATTAAAAGGTGAAGAATTAACTAACACCTTAATATGTATCTCCCCCTGGAAGAAAGCATAATTCTCGATCTTTCGTTTGATAGTAGCAGCTTCGAAGAAACTGCGCCACACGTCAATACGAACGGAACCGAAAGGAGTGCCCTGCAACCAGGAGATAGATGAGACCAAAGTTGGGCGAGACAGAAAATCGCACAACTGGCCAATGTCTATTTTATCCATCTTAAAAGTTGGATCAGCCATAGACGGCTGTGTATACAAACTCTCTCCGATATTATCGGAAAATTGAGTAGTCTGCATTTGATCTCCCAAAGGTGTAACATGCTCAGTTTGAGGCACGCCCACGTTGTCTGGGACATCTATAGTAGTTCCATTTGAGGGGGTGGAACTTGTCCCCATAGAATTCGTCATATTAGATGAACTTTATTGTAAATGATAGCGGTGTTCAAAACACTATCAAGTTTGTTGGTTCACGATCATAGCTTTATTATTTAAAGACACCACACATGATCAGTAGGCCCACGAAGTAGCCTGTGTCTCTCATCAGCAATTAACTGGCGCGCCGCTCTCACCAACACGAGAGCAAACGCCGCACTTAACTGACGAATGTTGTTTCGGTTTGTCTCCACGGGCACAACATTAAAAAGCCCATTGCCAGCTTACTCGCTAGCCTCATCCTCCTGAACTACCGTACACTTGATAGCGTAGGGATCTCCGTTCAAGAAAGGTTCAGAAGCTAAACGGTAGCGCTCAGCTAATTCCAACCAGGTGGGGAGTGGGTTGAAGTACTCTGCATACTCATACAAACCACACTGCTCCATAATCTGGTGAAATTTCGCTCTCCTATCCTCAAAAGTGGCTTTTCCATACCAGAAATATTCGTCCATCCCAGAACGAATAACAGCAAGCATATGTTGCTCAGCTGTAAATGATTTGGAGGCCACACACGACGTCAACATCTTGCTGATCGAATCATGTTCAAGAGGACCCACGATAGCCTGTAAATCTTCATCATAACGAAAAGATCGCTTGAGGAAAGAAGTTTGGTTTGCGTGGATAAAAGGAAGCGATTCCTGTTGCTTATCTGGCATTGTATATTCCACATCAATCAACTGTAAAGTTTCTTGAATAGTGGTGTGAGTAAAGAAAGTAATTTCTTCACTCACGCTCATAATATTATCATCACCATAAGTGACCAAAGAAACATTATCTTGGAAATCACTAACAACCCCGAAGGGGTTCAGGTGAAGGTATGCGTAACGCATATACAACGAGTTAACAATAGAATTAACGATAACAGTCAGTGGGTGTCCACTAGGATTGGTACCATTAAAGCGAACCAGATCCCCAAAGAAGTCTGTTGTGGGAAAACAAACATCTTGGGCAATACAATCGACAGCAGTCAACTCAGTGTCAGTGTACCCGGCTCTCTCACAGAGAGCTCGGAGTATATCAAAGGCTGCCAAAGTGAAGGCGGGCGACATTTTCTTATCAAACTTGGAGTAATCTCCAGCGACAATACGATGCACACCGAACTTAG